GCCTGTCGACAGCTCTACGAGCTTCGTTCAATGCCATTTCTACTTCGTTGAATCTTGAATCTTCAATCATTCTACGGGTAACACCTACTGCAAGTCCCCACTCTTTAACTGCGACTCTCTCGGAGCGTAGTTTAGTGTGTTGGTATTGCGGAGTGTTTCCTTCATCTATTTGTTCCATCGCCATTGATGGTTTTGCGAAAGTGATATCAATATCACCGCCTGTATCTGTGGTCATTGGGTCAGCGAAGAATTGCATTACTGGAAGGTCTGCGACTCTGTAGTCCATCAAAGCTTCTTTATAATCAATAAGTACTCTTTCTCCGTTGTTCGTTGAACCAGAATTTAGGCTAGTTAGTATACCGGGTGTTGCGTCGACCATTTAAATCACCTATCTATTGTTAGACATTTTACTAAACGGATGCCTGTTCCTGAACCTGTTTCTAGAGCCATAGCGACCATTGCACCTGCGGTTGTTCCTGCTTTGAGGACACCGTTACGTGCTGATGCGCCTGCATCTACTTCTAGGGTTCCACCAACAGTAACAGTTCCAGTTACAGCGCAATTCAAAAGAACTCCGTGTCCGGTTATGATACTGCATGGTCCGTCAGCTACTGCATCGGTAAAAGCAAATCCTACTACTTTCTTAGATGCGGCACCTTCGTCATGTCTTACTTTTCCTGTGGTGTGCATTTCTACACAGTGTCCACCACTTAAAGCAGCTGCTGCTGTAAATGGTAGGATACGTGCTGGAGCACCACCGTCGTTAACTAATATTTCTGTTGCCATATTTATTTACCTCTGTAGTAATCTTTATTCAATTGAATTTTACCGTTTACTACTTTCATACCGAATTCTCTTTTGGTTTCTGGTACTTCACCCTCGTCGGCTGATTTACCTTTTCCGAAAGACCTTTCGATTTCTTGTGCGGGCTCTGGCATTGCTGCTAGAGCATCGCTAAATCCAGTCAATCTGGATTCATCCCATGCAGATAGTTCCTCTACACGCGCATCCTTCTTGGTTTCTTCGATTGTACCGAATAAAACCTCTCGGGATATGATTGCTTCTACTGTCTCAGCTTTCTTAGCTTCTGCTTCTTTTGCGGCTCTCTCTTCTTCGGCTGCTTTGAATGATTCTAACTCTTTCATAGCTGCTTTAAATTCAGATTCGATTTCCTTTTTAGATGCTTCTGCTGCTTCAAGCTGTGAACGTAATGAAGCGAACTCGCGTTCGACAATGTTCTCTGCCTCGGATTTTACAGTTGTTTCTTTAATATCTTCTGACATTTTTTCTACCTCTGTTTTCCCGTCTTCACAGCCACATTTACCTTCGTGGCCACCACAACCACAGTCGTGGTCGTCGTCGGGTTCTTGTGTCTTACATTCCTTTCCTTCTCCATCTATTGTGCATTCTTTGCAGACGGGGTCCATTTTTTCATTGTCAATGAAACTTACCTCTGTGGGACGAATGTTAGTGGCATAAGTGTCACCCATCACATCAATATCGTTGGAAAACCAATCAATACTAACATGAGTCATGTCCCCTTCCTTGACTTTATCCATCACTTCTTGACCACGGCCATGTTTATTAGATACTGTTGCCAACATCTTAACTGCGGTCTTTCCATTATCCATCTCGATTAGCTCAGGCTTCGTTGCCATGCCGATAAGGTCCTCAGCTGTTCTTTGATGGTCAATATAAATCGGGAGTTCTGAAAACTTCTCTAGGTTGTCTTTCAACATACCTCCTTCAATATAAACTTTATGTTCTTCTCCTTCTGCCTCATATTCATGAGGTCCGGATGTAATAGCGATTACGGGAAACTCTACAGATTCGACTCCCTCTTCGCTTGTAAATGTCATTTGTTCACTATCAGCTACTGATAATGCAAATGAACGACGAACTGGCTCAGTGTCTTTGCCTTCTGCAAATTCCCGCTCTACGCCATTCTCTTGAGCCCACATGCTACACATGCCAGCTGCAATCTCTTCAGGGTTATCAAAACCCCTCTTCTTCAGGTTACTTTTAGTATTTATCATACATTTTTCAAATGTCATTTTCTGTCTCCTGTTGCGTTTGCGGAGGGTTTATTACCCCTGTTCTGTGCTCTAGCGGATTCTTCTTTCTTATCTTGATTCTTTCCACCAGAGATGTTTGCATTCTTATCACTCTGTTCTTTTTTGATTGGGGATGCCTTAATATCTTCAGAAGTTTCCATATCTAATTCTGCAACTCCTTCAGGGTCAAGACCTCTCTCCTCTCTAACTTCACCGGGTGATAACACACCTTCAGACAGATATATCATATCAGTCTTAGCTTTAGTGAATGCGTCGTTAACATTAATTTGCCTAAACTTAAACTTTGCTTCGCCACTTTCTAATTGTGGCATTAATTGGGAATTAAGTGCTCCCTCTACCATAGTCTGTAAATATCTAACGTATGGTTCAAATATTGGACGTGCTCGCTCTGGTTCAGTCCACATTGTTCTTGGAACTTTAAGTGCCATGTGTATTTTATCAAGTATATCATCAGTATACTTACCATACTCAAACGCTCTCTGAGTTCCTTGTAGTTCTTTTATTTGTATGTCGTTACCATGAATAATGTCTTCACCGGGAGCTAATGTATTAAATGCATCGACTATCTCATTGATTTTGTCTGGACCATAAGGCATATCAGGTAAACCAGCACTTACATCAAATCTACTTGATGCATATTTATTTAATGCTGCTCCTATATCTCTTTCTGCATAATCTTTTAAATCAACTAGATATAAAATAGGATGTATATCAGATAACCCATAAGCTAAATCGTCAAATGAATTATTATTTAGTTGTATTATCTCATCCTCTTCAAATCTTACATCTTCCTTTTTATCTCCTACTTTTTGGTAGTAATACATTACTTGCCCATGCTCGTTCCTTTTAACAAACATGTTCTGGCTAGAACGTAAGACTAGATTATCTCCAGTCCATTCTAGATATCCTGTACCAAAAATTCTTGCATTTCTCAACCACCCATATAATATATTCTCAAGATTAATATCTCGGAACATTTCTTCTAATTCTTCTCGAAGGTCTTCATCATCTGTTACTATGTCAAAATTATCTTTAACAGCATACAAACATGGTAAATCTATCAGGGTTCTTATTATAGGGTCGGAAAGATATACATCTTGATAAGTTCTATTCTTACCAATATGTGGTTCGTAGTCTTTCTCCTGACCTACACTAAACCCGCGATTAATTTTAAGACGTTGTATTACTCCTTCACCGTAACTTCGGGGGTCGTCTTTCTTGTACGAAGGGTTACTTCCAATGGATGCAAACCTACGTCTAACATTATCTATAAACGACATGGCTTTTAATAATTAAACTTAATGAGTATATAAAGTTTTTGTTAGATTCCACGTAAGCTGTGCTTATTTAGGCGAGCTTTTCGTTGAGTTGTACCAAAAATAGGTCTTCCGGAGTTGTTTCTGTACTCTCGTGACGTCTTATTTATTTTTCTTGATACAATACTCTGACCAAAGTTACCACTCATAGGTAACATACTCAAAGTAGCATGTATACCCATAGCAGAACTATCACAATAATCATCATGTCTACCTGAAGGTGCAGCAATCTTCTCTGTCTTATTAGCAGCATCCATAGTATATTCTAAATCTATATGCTCTTTTGTCCATTTATGTACTAATTTAGCCATATCTGGTGTTAAATTTTCTGGATTTGGTACTCTTACTCTTCCTTGTTGGATATACGAGACGAAATCCCTATACATTTGCGTTTTAGTACCCTTAGGACCACCCGTAAAAATGAAAGGAACGAAATGAACACCAGCATCTAAGCACGCCAACCGTAAATCATGTTCAACCGCCCCACCAATCCCAGTACAATCAACAATAAGACGAGAAGCCCCAAGCTGATTGGTAACATCCATAATACGTTGACGTTGGTATGGAATATCGTGTCCACCAGTTCTGGCATTAATTTCTTCAATGTAAACAAGCCGTGCGATATTTTGTGTGTCAGATTTATCAAGGGACCATGCACTAATAACAGTAGAGTTAACAGATTTGCCGATGTCAACACCAACAGTAATATTGCCTCCTCTCGACTGTCCATCCCCATCCAGTCTATTAATTTCGTAATCATCATAACATCCTTTTATTTTTTCTGGATTAAATACGTTCGCTACCGACTCTACAAACTCACATTCGTATTCTGTCCTCCAGTAGATAGAATCTTCTCCCCATTCAGTCATTTTATCAAGCATTTCTTCTTCAGTATAAGGAGCTGAATAAGCATCTCCCTTTTTCACTGCATCTCTCCATGTATAATGTAATCGAGTAAAGGTATCTGCGTACCCATCATCGTATAAATATCTCCACATATGGTTGTCTTTTGACTTTGGTGTACCTAAATTTATGAACGGGGCCTTATTTGAAACTATCGCTGGTTCTACGTTATCTATAAACAATTTATCGTCGATGAGTGGTGACTCATCAACAACTAAGAACGTAGGGTGTTGTCCTCGTATGGCTTGTCCTTGGTTACTTGGCGCTAATGGAGCCCTCCTCATAATTGTGCCCCCCTTAAGTGTTATGTTGGGCTTATTATGAAACCTATAATTGGCTACTAAACCATTTAAAAATGGATTATCAGCAAAATGCCTATAAACGTAATTAAAAATTAAAGCAGCTTGGTCTTCTGTAGGAGCCAGTATAAATACTAAATCCCTAAATCTATTAAAAAACATATATATAGTGACTGCTATAGATAAAGCAAAGGATTTTCCACTTCCCCGTGGGGCTAAAATCGCTAATTTCTTCTGTTTATCATCATCTCTATCTGTTAAACACTCTAGAACTATATCTTCTTGGAGTGGTCTTATACGTAAAGGTCTCTGTTTACCATCAATTAGGTATGCACTACAAAAGGCACGCACTAATTTACGCATTTTATCCTTATCCTTTCTACATTTATTAAAAACTTCTTCTAAATGTCTTGAATCTAATCCACCTTTACCTGTCAGAATCTTCTTTAGGTGGGTCTGGTCTGTCATCATTTGTTAATTCCTCTAAGAATGCACCGAAATTCTCGGTACTTTTTTCCATTTCCGTTGGTACTTCGATATTTAAAGCTCTAAATTCAGTATGTATATCACGAACTATTTGGTTTCTTTGTCGCAATAGCTCTGTTCTAGCGTTAACATCCCGAACACATATAAGAATTTCTTCCCAAAGCACGTCTTCAAGCGCAAGATTGCGCGCCAGAAGGCGGACAAGCTCTTTATGTCGACCATATTCAGCTTCTCCTACCCTCTGCCTTAATCTTTGCTCGTATTTCTCTACGTTCAAAGTGCTTTGCCTTCATCAAGGGCTGCCTTGACTTTGGTCTTTACTAAGTCAGCTAGTTCATCATCCTTTTCATCCCAAGCTGTAATTAAAACATTACGAACTAAGGAGTCTTTAATGTGCTTCTGTGCTGTCTCATCAAGCTTTTCAAAAGCTTTCATCTGGGTTTTTGTTAGATTTTTATCTAGCATCTCCATTAACTCAGCTTCATTGTTCTTAATATATTTAAAAACTAATTCTTTAACTGCTGGTACGGTATAAGCGACGTATGCGCCTAATCCTAATACCAAAGCAACTAATGCCATAAGTAATGGTTCATCCATTATTGTGTCTAACATTCCAGACTCTTCTACAGTGTCTATGATTGCACTGAGGTTTCCCTCGTTGGTATCATTTCCAGCTGTTTCATTGTTTGTATTATTCATATGTTGATATCTCCATATTTGGGACTCTCACAAGGCACTTGCGATAAGTATCCTGTGATGCCATGGCCCTACTGCGAGAGCCCATACATATTTAGAATAGCGACCTATATAAAGGTTCCTTTATTCGCCGTATTCTATTGTTGCGTCTGCGTCCGTAGTGCGTATTTTCTTGACGAAATTTACATTAGGGGTATTAACATCATTGTTATCATCTGTTGCTATTTCGTTAACACCTTCTAATCTTCTGAGTTTAAACTCTTTATTTACGTATATACCTTTTACTGGTTCTTCTGCCATATTTTATCTCCTTATTTTTTACTTTCCATCTTATGTTCTTGTTCTTGTGCCTTAGCTTCAATCATTTGGTCTTGTTTCTGAGCAGCCTCGTTATAATCGATAACAGCTTGTGCTTTTACCTTATAGAACGCAGTCTTTTCAGCTTGTTCTTGTTTCCACACATCTAAAGCATCTTTAATAATCAGAAGGGCTGGCCCTCCTAAAATAGCTATCAAAGTTGTATATCCTTCGATTTGTTCTAGAACAGCTGCATCATTAAGTCCGCTATGTATAACAAACCCTGCAAAGCCGACCCAAAGTAAAACTAAAGGTACAGCAATCATGAACATAAAAATATCGTTGAAGGTTACTCCTTCGCCTTTCTCTTTACTCATTCTTGATATCTCCTTTTTTGTTTCTTCTTGTGGTACTACCTTTACTAACTGAGGTTTTACTTGTCTTAATGCTTGGCGCGCAAAATTCACAAGTACCGCGAAAACAATCACAACGGATAGTCCCGCCATTGCCACTGCTAGTATTTCTAGTATCTCTATCCATTCAATCACTCCTCTTCACCCTCTATGTAGTTTTCTTCAAAGTATTCGAACTTCTGTTCTCTTAACATTGCTTTCAAGTCATCTACTTCTGATATAATTTTAGCTAGCATATTAGTAATGACAAGCATTTGACTAGCTTTCATTCCTCCTCTCCTATGCTTTCTAATAGTTTCTTATATCTATTCATTTCTTCTCCTGTAATAATACCTTAATTTCTGCGAGAGATATCTTTACCTCTTGCATATCTTCTGCATTCTTTTTATGGCGAGCACCAAATTCGTTTTTTACTTCATATAGTGAAAAAACCATAAAACGATACAAGGTATAAATTGCTCCAAGAAGGAGTATTAATGGTAGTCCATATTCTTCAACTGCCACTAAAACGTCTTCCATTATTCAGGCTCCTCCAATTCAATCTCTTCTATGTAAAAATAATTTACATAATCGTAACTTCCATCCCTATCCCAGTCTGCATATAAGTTTACATATATCATATACCACCCTGTATATGGTTCAGTAAAATATTCTACACCTGAGCTTAATATATATTCATTACTTTCCCAGCCTGTAACGTTAAAATAATAATTGTTATACATATACCCATTCCATACGGTCTCATTATCCTCTACCTTTATATGACCTACATCATAATATACCAACACCGGTAATGATTCTTGGTCACAATCAGTATCTATATCTACTGTTATATTTAAAGAATTATATTCTCTAGAATAGTTTCCATATTGTAATCCGTTATAAAAATAGGTTGCATTAGGTACGCATTCATATTCTTCATATTCACAACTACCGTCATCTTCCTCAGCTCGGTCATTGTAATTCTCAGCATCTATATCCATACAACCATATACTGTCTCATTAGTCTGTGTTTGATTTCCTGTAC